CTTTACTCGATGTTATGTACTAGAATTGACCCTATGAAAGAGGTGTGCTAATGGCTGTTGGATTCCCAGCAAAAACTACTTACGCGAACGGAGATGTGTTCTCCGCGTCGGATATTAACGACACAAACGGAACACTTAATTTGCTCGGTTCTAGCGTTGCTTATACTGCGGGCAAAAACAGAATTATCAACGGTGACTTTAGCGTGTGGCAGCGCGGTACATCTTTTAGCAGTCCGTCAGATGACACATATTCTTCAGCAGACCGTTGGAAAGTATCTCGTGACGGTTCTCCAACTTTTACAGTCAGCCAACAGGCTGCTACACCTGCCGCAATTACAGGCTATGACCCACAATATTATCTTCGTTACAATGTAACTTCTTTAGGTAGTGCTACATCTTTTGGGGCTCGCCAAAGAATTGAAGATGTGCGAACACTCGCTGGTCAAACCGTAACGGTTTCTTTTTGGATTAAATCAGATGCCACGAGAGCAATTGATTTTTACTGGCAACAAAACTTCGGTTCGGGTGGCAGTACCACAGTTACATCTAGCGCAATTTCAATGGGTAACGCTACAACTTCTTGGCAGAGATTAAGCAAAAGTTTTACAATTACCTCAATTTCTGGCAAAACTATTGGCGCAGGTAATTATCTTGCAGCAATCATAATCTTGCCTGGTGCAACTCAGACCACAGATATTTGGGGCGTTCAATTGGAAATTGGCTCAACTGCCACAGCCTTCCAAACTGCAACAGGAACTATTCAAGGTGAACTGGCTGCTTGCCAAAGGTATTACAACACAATGGTTTCAGGTGCTACTAACTTAATGGTTGGAAATGGTGCATTTTATAGCAGTTCGCAACTTTATGTGGGTGTATTTTTTCCTGTTTCAATGCGAATTGCTCCATCCTTAGTAGCCACATCGGGAACAGATTATTACGCGGCAGATAGAAACGCTGGAACTGATTTATTTAATTCTTTTTCTATAGCGTATGCAACTAATCAAACTGCTTTAATTTACAACTTGAGCGAAATCTCAAGCGTGGCAGGTCAAGCAGGAGCAGCAAGAACAAACAATGCGTCAGCATCTATTGCCTTTAATGCGGAGATATAATGAGAAAATACAATGTAGAAGAGTTTATGGGTACAACTGTTATCTGGTATGAAGAAGATGGGGTGCGCACATCTTTTGGCACAGACCCTGCTAACCCTGATTATCAGGCATATCTAAAGAGTCTTGATGAAGCCAATACTCTGTAAAGCAGGGCAACAACTTCGAGAGATGATTGACGATGCCTTTCCTGACCGCGATAGAAAGTCCGATGGTTGGATAGGGGATTCGAAGCATGCTTCGCGAGGAAATAAGAGTGACCACAATCCCGATTCGATTAACGGAATCGTCAGGGCTATTGATGTGGATAAGGACCTCGACTCACGCGCCAGCACAGGTGCTTATCTTGCCGACCAAATACGCATTTGTGCCAAGCGCGACAAAAGAATCAAGTACGTCATTTATTCAGGAAAAATTGCCAGTGCTAAATCGTTTTGGCGTTGGAGAACTTATTCTGGCATTAATCGCCACGATAAACATATCCATGTCAGTTTTACTAAAAAGGGCGATGAGAATGGTTCGTGGTTCGAAATCCCTATGTTAGGAGCAGGAAATGAAAATAACTAAAAACACAAAGAACGCAATTAAGTCATACCTCAAGGCTGTTGCAGTTTCAGCAATTACTTTAGGCCTTGCGTTAGTTGCCGATATTCGTCCTGAATATGCAGTTCTTGCATCTGCTTTAGTTGCACCAATTGTTAAGTACCTAGACCCATCCGATGACCAAATCTCATGAGTCCAACAGATTGGACGGGTGTTGTAGTTGCTGCGCTGACCGTTATTGGTTCATTTATTGGTGCAGTAAAATGGTTGGTAAAGCATTATCTCGCCGAACTAAAACCAAATAGTGGGTCAAGTATGCGCGACGAAATTTCTGAACTGCGCGGGCGTGTCGATACAATAATTCGTATTCTAGAGAGGTAACAATTCTCTTATGATTAAAGATGAATTTATCATTTGTAATTCATGCACTTGGCAACCATCTATTTCATTAAATCTAGGGAATTTAGAATCTTTACCTGAATGTCCTAAATGTAATGGAGTTTTAGAAGGGATAAGTGTTCTTTAATCATGGCAAGAAAAGCAACTCGGAAACTAGTGGATGAAGGCTATTCCAAACTAGATGCGTGGGCTATTGGTGTGCATGAAATGTATCGTGCATTGCGCCGCGCAGGTTTCCCAGTTGATTTGGCACTTGCCATTATTGTTGAGAAGAACGCATATCCTGAATGGATACTGCCTAACCCAATCAACCCAAATATCCCAGAGCCAGACTGGTATGAGGATGATGAGGATGAATGAAACGAACTATCGTATGGCCCGACTTGCAATGTCCTTACGAGGATGCACATGTTGTACGAAACTTTGAATTATTTGCAAAAGCGTTTAAGCACGATTCTGTCGTTACTATCGGAGATGAGATTGACCTCCCTCAGATAAGTCGTTGGACAGAAAATACTCCAGGCTGGTACGAACAGACACTAGCCGATGACCGTGACCATACGGTTGACGTGTTATGGCGATTGACTCAGTACGCCAAGGAAGCACATTCCATTCGTTCCAATCACACGGACCGTTTGTATAACGTCATTATGAAGAAGATTCCCGCTTTCCTATCCTTGCCAGAACTCAAGTTTGAAAAGTTTATGAAACTCGATGAACTAGGGATTCAATTTCACAAAGAAGCCTTTCCAATAGCACGTGGCTGGATAGCCGTCCACGGTGACCTTGGTGGGCTTAATCCAAACCCAGGAATGAGCGCGTTGAACCAAGCCAAAAAGGCAGGCGTATCAACCATTATGGGACACACCCATCGTGCTGGCAGGAGTGCCGTTTCTGAGGCCTACAACGGCTCTGTGAGGCGCGTACTGCACGGAGTTGAAGTGGGACACGCAATGAACGTAAAGGCCGCCAAATATGTTTCTATGCCCAATTGGCAGCAAGCCTTCGCCATCGTCACAGAAGTAGGCAAAAATGTCCAGGTTGACCTGATTTATGTTGAAAAGGATGGGACGTTCCTAGTCCACGGTAAGCGGTATGGGCGGCCTCGCTAGCGACATTTTCCCTGTACGCAGGGATATAGATATCCAAATGGATGATGCAGAATTGTTACCATTTCGTTATCAAAATATCGTTGACAGAGCCTAAATACGTGCAACACTAAGCCTGTACCCAATCAAGGGCATTGGTTACGGAAAGGCAATACAGTGGGCGCAATGAAGGCAGTTTATATGGACATGGCAGAGGATTTTGAGAATCTAAACGAAACCTCTATGCAGTTCAAAGATAATGGCTGGGAAGCACAAGATGGACGCTTCGAAGGCCAGGTCAATTACAATCTTGATTACATTTACTGGTTTGACAATTATGCCAATCTCATGGCAGCACGCACAATCCTTCAGGATTTTGGCAACAGTTATGAAGCCATCTTTGATGATGCCTTGGGCCAATGGTGCTTAATTACTGACTATCAATCAATGTGCTGGAGTAACTAAATGTCACCATTTCTCTGTTTCGTATTTGGAATCTTATTTACAACTATTGGCTACTACATGGGCATCACAATTGGACGCGAACAAGGCCATCGTGACGGCTATTTAAGAGGACGCGCAGTATCTAGACAAGAATTCTGGAGGGAATAATTGAAAGCAACTAAGGCCTTAATCGATGCAATCGACATTATGCAAAATCGTGGTGCAATTTATGGTCATCCAAAAATCAATCAAGGTCGGATATCTGCAAGGTTATCCAATCTATTCGATTTCCCAATCACAGACGCACAGGCTTGTCTTGCAATGGTCGAAGTCAAACTTAGCCGAATCCAAGAAACACCAAGCCACGTTGATTCCTATGTAGATGCAATTGCTTATTTGGCAATCGCTCTCGAACTAGCAACAGAAGAGGATGAACTATATGTTTGATTTAAGTTCGTATGAAGATATCAATAGCAGGATTCGCCGTTTTCAGGTGGCGTTCCCAGTCGGAAGGATTGTCACAGATGTTATTCAATTCAATGCTGAAAAGGGTCATATCCTTGTATCGGCCCAGATTTACCGCGAGCATGAAGATACGCTTCCTGCTGCTGTCGATTACGCTTTTGGAGATGCAAGTACGTTTAATGCTTCGATGCGTAAGTTTTACGTTGAAGATACTGTCACGTCAGCGATTGGCCGAGCATTATCTCTTATCCTCGAAACAAAACACAAACCAACAGTTCAAGACATGGCGAGAGTCGAACTCTCAAAACCTCAATCCAAAGAATATATCCCTGTCGTGAATGAAGAGGACCCTTGGACAATCAAAACCGTTGCACCACCTGCAACATCGGCTGAAGCGGTTGCAACTGTGAAGGAAATTATAGGCGGCACAACTGACAAAGACATTCCGCTATGTAATTGCGGTAAGCAAAGAATCTTGCGTACTGGTACAGGTAAAAATGGCAAGCAATGGGCTGGGTGGGATTGTTGCTATAAATCTGGTACGTACCAGGTTGGTCAGACAAAGCCTTGTGACCCAGAACGCATTTGGCTAGAACTAAATGCAAACGGACAATGGCAGCCACAGAAGGTTAGAGGATGACAAGCCTTTCCTCTTTCGACTTAGACTTTCGTTATGGCTATGCAGGCGAGCAATTAGTTGAGGAATTGCTTACTAACGGCAAAACGGTTGAAGTCAAACGTGACCGTCGATGGCATGAAACTGGCAACTTATACATAGAGGTTGAGTGTTGGTACAACAGCACGCAGAGTTGGCAGGCTTCAGGCATTGCAGTCACAGAAGCGGATTACTGGGCTTTTGTCTTAGAAGAAAGCGTTTTAATGATTCCAACAATAAATGTGATTCGGGCCATAAACCAATGTGGTCGTGAAATCAATTGTGAGATTCCTCCAAATAAGAGCAGAGGTTTTCTCATCACAGTAAATGACCTACTAGCAGTTATGGGAAAATAATGGGTGAAATGGTAGTATTTGATAATGGCACAGCCACCATCCTGGGCGGAGAGTTCGAAGAACCGCAGGATATTGTTATCTATTGCGATTTATGCAATGAACCTCTGGCTATTACTCCAAAGATTAATGATGAGGTATTTATCACCTGTTTAAGATGTCATGCAGTAAGCCACATTGCACTGACCGTAACGAAAGAGCCAGATGAGCCAACAGAGCCGTAAGCATCGTGGCTACGCCACTGAGCGTTTGGTAGCATCATATTTGCAGCAATGGTGGCCATTCGCTAGCGTAGGTAGAGGTCAGGGAAAAGACGTCCTCGGTGTTCCGTTCGACATCGAAATCAAGGCAAGAAATTCCCTAGACATCAGCGGAACGCTCCGCCAAATCAAAGCACGCACTTCTAAGTCGGGGGAAGTTGGATTTGCATGCTTCAGACTTAACGGAATGGGAACTGCATCAGTCGAGCAATTCGTCTGCATGTTGCCGTTAGGTGATTTGGTGGAGTTATTACGCAAAGCAGATTATGACCGAATACCACCAGATATTGATTGGGAAGCGGCAATTGAACAATGCAATAAATGTGGAACTCAGAAAATCAAATATTGGAGATGCAAAACCTGTGAGAAAGAAGCGACTAATGCCAATGTATGAGTATCGATGCCCAATTTGTAATACACAGATGGAACTCGAATTATCAATGGACCATGACTTAGTGCGTTGTACTGATTGTGGCGCACAGGCTAATCGCATCTACTCAGTACCAGGCTTGGTATTCAAAGGAAAGGGATTCTACTCAACAGATAAGTGATACAAATCACATATTTAATATGTCCGTATTTGTCCTAATTTAGTATGAAATGAGGTCTTGACATGACCAGTACACTCAGAAGGCTAGAGCAGCCCAACTGCTCAGAGCGAACCGTGAAGCGGTTAGTTCGCTCGGTAGCAATCGTGTTAGGGACGGCTCTATGCTTCCTCTTTGTATCAGCAGCAACTGCGACAAACCCGCCAACAAAACGCATAACATCTAAAGAATATGCAGCAGGTCAATTAACAATTAAGAATTACAAATGTTTAGCAACTCTCTATGGAAAAGAATCAGCATGGAAATGGAAAGCAGTAGGCAACATAGGTGGTACACACCAAGTATATGGAATACCACAAGGTAAGAGTGAGTGGTTAAGAACTGCTACACCATTGCAACAGATAGACTGGGGATTGCGTTATATAGGTAATCGTTATGGTTATGTGCGTACAATAGAGGGCATGCAGCCTGATACTTGTAAGGCTCTTAAACATTGGAAGCGTAAGGGATGGCACTAAGAGGTGATGACCTAAGCACTGGTCATTGGAAGAAACAAAGGTTGCGTGTGTTAGCACGTGATGGATGGACATGCACCTACTGCGGACAGCCAGCAACAGAAGTAGACCATGTAATACCACGCAAGGTTGGTGGTGGTCACGATATGGATAACCTAGTTGCATCATGCCGTGCTTGTAACCTACGCAAGGGCGCACGCTCAGAAGGGCTTTTTTTATTGAAGGGTTCTACA